ACTCAGCGGTCGGGCTGCGCTCGCTGCTATCAAAGGCAAGAAGAAGTAGACTACAATGCCGCCCTCACAATCGAGGGCGGCTTTTTTTATGACTGAAACCCAAGAGCAGGAGCGATGCTTTGTACTGACGGGCCGCATCGTCGGAATGGATGATGCAGCATGGGCCGATTGCACTTGTGGATGGCATTACGAAGGCACGCTTGTGCAATCGCGCGAGGCAGCGGAACGCCACATGAAGGGCGACGAGTATGCGGGGTAGCGCAGACGTCGACATCCCCAAAGCCTTTCGTTTCCTGTTGGAGAAGTCCGCTCGCTACAAGGGTGCATACTCGGGACGCGGTTGCGCCAAATCGCACAGCTTCGCCACCGCGGCGCTGATCAAGGCTGCGCTGCATGGCTGGCGCTTTCTCTGCTGCCGCGAACATCAGAAGTCGATCAAGGACTCGGTCAAGGCATTGCTCGATGCCAAGATCATGGACTACGGGCTGCACACGTTCTTTCACTCAACGCAGACAGAGATCGGTGCATCGAGCGGCGGCGGGTTTCTGTTCGAGGGTCTGCACGCCAACGTGCAGGGTATCAGATCGAAGGAGGGTGTCGATGCTGTATGGATCGAGGAAGCGAATACGGTTTCACAAACCAGTCTCGACATCCTGATCCCGACCATCCGCAAACCAAGATCAGAGTTGTGGTTCAGTTGGAATCCACGTTTCGAGAATGATCCCGTGGACAAGATGCTGCGCGGCCGGGCCGAACAGGCGCAAGAGCTAACCGACTTCGATACAGAGATCGCCAAGCGCTCTGGCTATGACGAATGGCAGATCGTCAAGCGTGTGACGCTAGAGGATAACAAGTTCTTTCCCTCCGTGCTGCTGGCCGAGCTTGAGCGTGACAAGCGCCGTGATCCTGATCGCTACGCGCATGTGTGGATGGGCGAGTATGCCAAGCACTCAGAGGCGCGAGTGTTTCGCAACTGGCAGATTGGCGCGATGGAAGTGCCGCCCGGAATGCGGCCATACTACGGGGCGGATTGGGGCTTCTCGATTGACCCGACTGCCTTGGTGCGTTGCTTCGTGTTCCCCGAATCACGCAAGCTCTATGTCGATGCGGAGCGGGTCTCCACCGGGATCGACATCGCACAAACACCTGCTTTCTTTGATGGTATATGCGACAGTGAGATTGACCCGATGCATCCGCGCAAATGGCCCATAAAGGCTGATAGCGCTAGGCCGGAAACGATCTCGCACCTGAAGAAGAACGGCTACCCCAAGATGGAGGGTGCGCGAAAAGGTCCGGGATCGGTGGAAGAGGGTATATCGTTCCTGCAAAGCTATGATATTACGGTACATCCACGCTGTCGGCGCGTTATCGATGAGATGACGCTGTACTGCTACGAAACGGACAAGCTGACAAATGAAGTCTTGCCCACATTGGCCGACAAGGAGAACCACACCATCGATGCGCTGCGCTACGCTGTGGAGGCGATTCGGCGCGCGTCGCGAACCAACGTGTTCCCGATCATCGTCACCAAGCCGCGAGTCTATTTCGGCGACATAGGATAACGACCATGGCAACCAAACAGCACAAGAGGGCGAACAAAGTAGCGACGAAGAAGTCACCTGCGAAGAGGCCAGCGTCAAAAGGAAAATCCGCTCTCGACAAAGCCATCGAGAAGGTGGCCAGCACACCACCGTGGCTGGATGAACCGAAGGCGACAGCGAAGGCGGCACCAAAGACGGCAATCAAGACGCAGGCTGCTCCCGAGAAGAGCGCGGAACAGAAAGTGGCCGAAGCGAAGGTGGCGGAGAAGGCGGAAGCCGATGCGAAAGCAGCAAGCGAGCCGCAGCCCGAGCCCGGATCGGAAGAGTGGTTGCAACGTCAGCAGAACTCGTTTCGCGGAGGCTGAATTGGAATGTACGATTATTTGGCCGGTGTCGTCAGCGTGCATGATGGCGATACGCTTCGTTTGAACATTGATCTAGGATTCAAGGTTCATAACGAGGACATGGATATACGTCTCTTCGGTGTCGACGCGCCAGAACTCAAAAGGCCAGATAGGCTAGGCGAGCATTCGCGTGACGCGCTGAAGAAGTGGTTGGTAGACCATCCGGGGCCGTGGGTAGTGACGACGATAAAGGACCACTCTGAAAAGTACGGGCGCTATCTGATCCGCACGTTTACTGCCGCTGACAAGCATGAACTGATTGCAGACCAGAAGGCGGGCGGATTTCTCAAGCCCTACAGTGGGGATGGACCTAAGCCAGTGTGGCCTTGATTGGAAAGGAAATAAGCCGTGGCTGATCAACCGATCCCTCTGAAGCCGCCTACTTCACCGCTGCGCACTGCGCAGGGTGGCGGTTCATACGGCATGAGTCCGCAGTTCTCAGGCAACATGACGTTTGCCGAGATCGGTTCGCTTGGCCTGCGTGCGTGGTCCGGTTGGGTACGTGAAGAATTCCTGCCAGAGTTGATCGGCCGACAGGGTGCGCAGAAGTATCGCGAGATGGCAGACAACTCGCCCATCGTCGGGGCGATCCTGTATGCGATCAGATCGACAATGCGAAAGGTGGAATGGCGCGTCACGCCTGCGGGCGCGGAGCACAATAAGACCACCGATCCAGCGGCACAGGAGAAAGCCGACTTCGTCGAAAGCCTGATGCACGACATGTCCCACAGTTGGGAAGACCTCGTCGACGAGAACCTGTCGATGCTTCAGTACGGCTATGCGCCGCACGAGATTGTCTACAAGAAGCGTCTCGGTCGTGATCCCGGCGCTGATCCAGAGAACCCCGGAGAGGACCTACCCCTGAGTGAATATGACGATGGCCTGATCGGCTGGCGTCGTATCCCGATCCGTGGACAGGACACGGTCCTAAAATGGTTCTTCGACAAGAACGGCCAGATCAAAGGCATGACTCAGATGCCGTGGGTCGGTCCGATGATCGATCTGCCAATGGAGAAGCTGCTGCTGTTTCGTCCGAGCGCGCACAAGAACAACCCGGAAGGGCGCTCGATCCTGCGCACGTCCTATCTGCCGTACTATTTCGTGAAGCGATTTCAGGAGCAGGAAGCCATAGTCGGTGAACGTCTCGGTGGTGTGCCCGTGCTGCAAGTGCCGGGCGATATTTTCGAGAACGCTGCCACTGATGCGAATGCGCGTGCGGCGCTTGAGACCTATAAGAAGATTGCAACCAACGTCCGCATCGACGAGCAGATGGGCATCGTTCTGCCGTCCGATGTTTGGCAGGGTGCGAATGGCACAGCGTCAGCATCGAAGATGTTCGAGTTTCAGTTGATCACGCCGACCGGGCGGCCGATGGGCGGCTTCGACTTCGACAAGACTATCACGCGCTACTCGACGTATATGATGACCGCAGTGATGGCTGACTTCCTGACGCTTGGCCATGAGTCGCGCGGTACGCAATCTCTGGCAGTCACTAAGGTTGATATGTTCTTCCAAGCCGTCGAAGGATTCCTGAATAGCATGGCGGGAGTCTACAATCGTTATGCGTTGCCGCGTCTGTGGAAGCTGAACGGTTTTGACTACGAACTGATGCCGAAGATCGAGCCTGATCTGGCGCAACGTGTCGATCTCGATGTGTTGTCGAATTTCGTGCTGCGCATGTCGCAGGCAGGAATGCCGCTATTCCCGAATGAAGACCTGCAAACCTACATCCTCGACGCTGGTGGATTGCCTGACATCACTGAAGAAGAAGCCTTGCAGCACGCTGGCATGACGGCCGATCAGTTGCAGACGCAGGATGAAAAAGATCAGGCGATGCTTGAGAACATGAAGAATCCGCCAATGCCGGGCGGCAAGCTTAATGGCAAGGGACCAGCGACGCCGGGCCGCAACAAATTTGAGAAGATGCTATTGGCCAGTGTCGCGCGGCGCATGATCAAGACCGCAGGACCGAAATTCGGAGTGCAGACGCATCAGGGGAATAAGAGTGACCGCCCTTTCGTTGGTAAGTTCAACCCGCATCATGTGCTGTCCGGCGAGCATGGCGGGGAGTTTACAAGTGGCGATGATGCCACGCTGGAT